TTCACGGCGTCCGGTACCTATACGCCTACTCCCGGCACCGCTTACGCCATCGTCGAGTGCGTGGGCTCCGGTGGTGGAGGTGGTGGCTGCGCTGTCAGCGCCGGTGTCACCTGGGGCGGTGGTGGTGGCTCGGGGGGATACTCACGCAAGATCCTCTCCGCGGCGGCGATTGGAGCCTCGCAGACAATCACGATCGGCGGAGCTGGCATCGGCGCAGCCAGCGGCACGGCTGGCAATGGCGGCGCTGGTGGCGATGTCAGCTTCGGCACGCTCTGCATCGGCAAGGGTGGTGGTGGAGGCGCTGGTTACACAGGATCCGGCATCGGCGATGCAACAGGAGTTGGTGGCATTGCTGGGACTGGTGATGTCACGGCAGCAGGCGAGACTGGTGGCAAGTCAGGTGCGGGTACTACTGCCACTGTCCCATCGGCATATGGCGGCAGCAGTACCTGGGGTGGCGGCGGTGCCCAAACAATTCCTGGGGCAGCAGCAGGCAACGATGGGCTTCCAGCTAGCAACTACGGATCAGGTGGCGGCGGCGGCATCCAGAACGGTGCCTCGACGGTCCCCGGCGGCGGAGCAGGATCTGCTGGCGTAGTCGTAGTCACCGAGTTCAGCGGCTTCGGCGGCACCGGCACGGTTAGCTCAGGAACCGCCGGCTCGCTGGCCTATTATTCAGCGACCGGGACTACCGTAGTCGCTGCGACCGCAGCACAGGCGACCGCATCGCTCAACGTTTTCACCACGACGCTGAAAGGGCTGGCTCCGCTCTCAGGCGGTGGCTCGACGAACTTTCTCCGGGCTGATGGAACGTGGGCCGCTCCAGCAGGCGGCGGTGGGGTCAACGCGGGCACCATCAATCAGCTCGCCTACTATGCTGCCGCTGGTTCTACCGTGTCTGGTGAAACACTGCTGCAGGCTGTGAATATGCCTGCACTCACTGGTGATGTGACCAACACTGCCGGGACCTTGGCAACAACGATCGCTGCCAACGCAGTGACCAACGCCAAGATGGCCACGATGCCTACCCTTACGTTCAAGGGCAACGCCACTGGTGGCACGGCCGTGCCTACGGACATGACGGTGGCGACTGCTTGGACCACGTTGGGCGTGGAGCCTGCGGCTAACTCCCCGGCCTTCACTGGCGACGTCACCAAGCCGTCGGGCTCACTGGCTCAGACGATCGCCGCGAGTGCAGTCACCAACGCCAAGCTGGCGAACATGGTGACTGCCACCATCAAGGGCAACAACAGCGGTTCGACCGGTGCTCCGCTCGATCTGACAGTGGCGCAGGTTACGGCGATGCTCGCCATTTTCACGACGGCCCTGCAGGGCCTCGTTCCGGCATCGGGCGGCGGCACTGCCAATTTCCTGCGCGCGGACGGGACGTGGAACACTCCTGGGATCCCGATCAACAATCAGAGCGCGGCCTATACGGCCGTGCTCGCTGATGCGAACACTGCGATCACGCACCCGACTACGGACAACACTGCGAGAACCTTCACCATTCCCGCCAACGCCAGCGTGGCTTATCCGACAGGGACCACGCTCACGTTCGTCAACATGATCAACACGCTGACCATCGCCATCACGACCGATACCATGACGCTTGCAGGCGCTGGCAGCACCGGCTCGCGCACGCTCGCAGCCAACGGCATTGCCACGGCACTGAAGCTTACCTCGACGACGTGGCTGATCTCCGGGACGGGGCTGACATGACAGTTGCTGCTGTACTGTTCATGGATCACGCGGCTGCTGGTGGTCTAGACCCAGCAACGACGGCATGGGTCAATCAGGTTATCACGAATGGCGGGTCTGTAAGTGCTGGACGCAAGACGGTAGTAGATACTCTGATCACGGGTCTCAAGACAGATGGTCTCTGGACGAAGCTTGATCGGTTGTGGCTGCTTGCCGCTGAAAATTCACAAAGTGCACTTACCGATCTGGTGGCTCTTGCGTCTGCAACGCCGGTCAACTCGCCGACATTCACGGTCGATCGCGGCTACGCCAGCAACGGCACCACCAGCTATCTCAACAGCAATTTTAATCCGTCGACTGCGACACTCTACAAGCAGAATGATGCGCACTATTCGGTCTACACCCGGCAGAACACGGCTGGCAGCAACATCTGGCAGGGTTGCTATGACGGTGTCTGTATCATTCAAATGCTACAGGTTAATGGCTCACAATACTATATGGGCATCAACACCAATGGGGGCGACACTTTCAACGGTTCCGGGGCCGGAATGCTCGTCGTCATCCGCAGGAGTTCGCTTGCAGAGGAAATGTTCCAAAATGGCAGCAGTATTTATACTAACCCCTCCAATGCATCGGCTGCGCTTGCCAACCTGAATGTTTTCATTTGTGCCCGTAACAACCAGGGAACAGCCGACAGCTTTGACACCGATCAGATCGCAGCCAGCAGCTGGGGCAATCAGCTTTCGGCGACGCAAGCCGCCAATCTCTCCAGCCGCATCAACACCTACATGACCAGCGTCGGGGCGAATGTGTACTGAGAACCAAGAGGAGAGAACCAAATGGCCGATGCCATCAGCTTCATCAACGCCTACTCTGGGCAGATCAAGGCCTTCGTGGATATGTTGAAGGATCTGGAAACAAAGAACCAGCAGCTCACCGAGGATCCCAGCCTGATCACCCGGTACTTTGATCCGACGGCGACGCACCGGGAGGACATTGCCGCAGCCGACGTGACCGCTGCACAGGACGCGATTGTGCAGATGCTGTTCACCTACAACAGTGGATCACCGACGCAGGCTGCTGCGCTCTTGAAGATGTTTCCATGATTTCATGCCTGTGAACAGGGCGCTCAGCTATCTGATCGGGGCTGATTTCGAGCGCATCGAGGCGGATGGCTCACGCGTGATCGAGGTACCGTACGATGATCCATGTGTGGGTAGCGGAGAGAACATTGCCTACTGCAACCTGTTTCACGAGCACTACGACGAGGAGGGACCGATCTACGGGCCGTATTTGCCGGACGACGACGTGTCCGGTGCGTACGGCGAGGGCCGCATCGATCCACGCGGTGCCGGCTGGCGGCGCAATCTCGACCGGCAATATGCGCTGCGGCGGGCGCAGGGTCACACCACGATCGAGCTCGACAATCCTGACAGCTATGACGACTATTTCGACTATGTCATGGACGAGGTCGCGAACTGCGGGTTCCAGGTCATCGCGAAGAACCCCCTGCTGTTGTCCCGCGAGAATGCACGCCGCTACATTGAGCATCCCCATGTGGTTGGAGTGATCATCGAGCGCAGTACGCAGTCGCTCAATTTGCTGGAAGGGTTGCGCCGGGCCTGCGGCAAGCCTGATCTGCCGCTGTGGTTCGTGGCATTCGACGAGGGCGGACATGGTACCGGCTGGAGGTGGGCAAATCGGGTTGCGATGCAGGCCGCTGATTTGCTCAATGTCGGAGTGACCTACTCGGGGCGTGGGGAGTATACTACGGTCGAGGATGTGCTGGAGTATCAAACCGGAGAACCGATCATGACAGCAAATTCGATCGTCATTTCATCGGGCCACGGATTGTATGTGCGAGGGGCCTCGGGGTACTGCGACGAGGTCAATGAGGCCAGGCGGATCGTGGATCGCGTCACCGAGATGCTGGTGTCGGAAAACGTCAAGGTGACCAAATTTCACGATAACACGAGCCATTCCCAGTCTGAGAACCTCTCGACGATAACCAATTTCCACAATGCCCAGCCGTCGCACACTTACGACGTCTCGGTGCACTTAAATGCGTACACCTCGACCACCAAGCCAATGGGCGTCGAGGTGCTCTATGTCACCCAGGAAGATCTGGCAGACCGCATGTCCGTGAACATTGCGGCGGCTGGTCATTTTATTGACCGTGGCCCAAAGTACAGGTCGGATCTGGCCTTCCTGAACAACACAAGGGCCAAAAGCATCCTCATCGAGACCATGTTCTGCGACAGTCGCGCAGATACTGATCTGCTCAATCAGCATTTCGAGGCCATCTGTCGGACGATTGCCGAAACCCTTGCCGGGGTGCCGATCGACGAGCAGCCGCCGGACACCGAGCAGCCGCCGGATACCGAGCAGCCGCCGGTGACAGAGGTGCCGGTCGTGGGCGAGGTGCATGGTGTCCCGCCTGACGACTATCTGAATATTCGAGCGACTGCCAGCGGCTCGGCTGCGATTATCGGCCGGGCCGAGAACAGCGATCTGGTCACGATCGTCGGCAGCTCGGGCACTTGGTACAAGTTGAAATTTGGCGACGATCACATGGCAGGCGTGGCGGTCTATGGCTGGGCCTCGCAAGACTACATTTTCGCGGAGACCGGCGAGCCACCGGTCAGCGGTGCGCTGGCGCCATTGAGCGAGGAGCAGGTGGATGCAATCTCCACGATTGCGATCAATTCCAGGATTGCGAACTACAATTGGGATGATCGTGGCCAGGCTCCAGACGGTTACGTGAAGGGCTTTGCGCTGGCCTTCGCCAACACCTACCGGCAGCTGCTCGGCGGCTATTCTCCGGCAGTCGAGATGGCCAAGGCCAACACGGGCAACAGCGAGAAGGATGTTCTGCAGTGGTATTACACGCAATTCCGCGATGCGGGCATGGACAATACTCGTGACGGCCCCGACACGCTGCGGCATCTGTGGGCGCTGCTGATGGGGCTTGGCATGCGCGAGAGCTCCGGGCAGCACTGCTGCGGCCGCGATCAGAGCGCCGACAACACATCAAGCGACACGGCAGAGGCGGGGCTGTTCCAGACCAGCTACAACGCGCATACGTGTTCGAGCGAATTCGACGAGTTGATGCGTGCGTTCGAGGCCGGGGAATTGCAGGGTTTCCTGGCTCAGTTCGAGGAGGAAGTGTCGTGCGGCTCCTCTGACTGGGACAACTATGGCTCGGGCATGGGCGAAAAATTTCAGGGGTTGTGCAAGAGCGAGCCAGCGTTTGCCTGCGAGAGCTGCGCAATCGTGCTGCGCAAATTAAGACAGCACTACGGACCGATCAACCGCGAGGAGGCGGAATTGCGCGCCGATGCCGATGTGATGCTGCAGGCAGTGCAAGCGTACATCGATACGCAGGAGGCAATCGCATGATGAACCCTGGCAGTCCGGTCGAGGAAGCGGGCCAGACCGCGCGGTCGTTCTTTGATGCGATGCGCACGCAGCCGGCGGTGCTCGCGCTGATCGTGTGCAACGCCTGTCTGCTGGCGTTCATTTTTTACGCCCTGATCCGCGCCGCGGAATTCAGGGACAATCTATTGAAATCGCAATTCGAGTATCAGCGGGAAGTGTCCGCGCTGCTGGCAAAGTGCGTGGTGCCAGGAGGATGAAAAGCGGCGCCAGGATCAGCGCCGCATCAGCATCCCGAACAGCTGCGGATCCGCGATATAGCCACGGCGCTTGAGCTCGTCCTGCAGGAGCAGGTAGGTCTTCGCCGGGCAACGCCTGTAGACCGTGCGCCAATTGGTGACCGCGGTCTGACGGGAGCCGGTGAGCTCCATCAGTCCGTGCACACCGCCCAGTGCCTCGAACATGTCGTCGATTTTCCTCAACGCTTTCAGGCGCTTGGCCTGCTGGTCGCCCATTGCCATATTCAGGTTCCATGAAATACTGCTTGACGCTCGTCCTCCCATATCATATGGAGAGGGTATCGATCAACCACGGAGAAACCAATGACAATCGCCTTTTGGACGTGCTCGGGCTGCGGGTCCGACAATGATCACGACGCGCAGTGGTACTGCTCGTGCTGCCACAAGATCTTCGAGGACGGCGTGGACGAGGTCACCAGCACCGAGGAAATCGAGCAGCTGGAGACCGACGCCGGTCTCATTCCGGGTCGCTACGGCCGCATCGGGTGAAGGCCAGTGCTGGTCAAGAGGAATTACCTGATGCTCAAGCCGGGCGACAAGGTTCTGGTCAAGGTCGTCAAACGGAATACCGAGGAATTCAAGCGACTGCTGCAGAGCGGCTGGCGGCTGCTGGATCTGTCTGATGACGCCGCGCTGTTGCTGCAACCACAGGATCCCGACGAGGAGCAGAAACAATGACCGATCCATACGCCTACTGGCGCGCTGCCTGCGAGGGCAACAAGCCGGCCGCACATCCGGATGACCCGCAACCTGGATTTTACAGGCATCCGAAATCACGCAATGCGGTGGCGTACTGGCTGGATAATGGCGTGGCTGGAGGCGGCTCGTATGCGACTATCCAGTGCGCAGTGAACGAGCGTCTGCAGAGCCTCGGGCATGGCCAGGGGCTCTGGCAATGGGTGTGTGACCATGCGGTCACGCACCAGGATTATTTGTTCCGGATCAAGAATGGCCGCTGGCCAAACGAGGCCGAAGTGCTGATCGGTCACAACAGGCCGCCGGACGATGGCAGTTATGAAAGCGTGGTCTCGGTGCTCGATGCGATCGAGCACGAAGCCAGGCGGATCCTTGGTGTTGGCTCCGCGCGAAACCAGGACGAGGCCGACCAGGCTTCCGATATTGCCAACGAGCTCATGGCGATCCAGCAGAAGGTCGTCGCCGCGCACAGGGCGGAAAAAGCTCCGGTCCTGGCCGAGGCCAAGCGCATTGACGGCATGTGGTTCAAGCTGCGTGATCGCGCCGAGGATCTCAAGATCGCCATCAGGATCAAGGTCGTCACGCCATTTCTGAGGGAGCGCTGGGCCGCGGCCGAGCGCAGGGCAGCCGAGGCTGCGGCGATCGGCGCGACGGTTGAGGCTCCGCCTCCCATACGAGCAGGTGCGCTCAAACGCACGACAAGCCTGCGCAAGGTCATCACTGCGCACATTGACGACTACCAGGCGGTGCTGGCGTTCTTCGCCAACAATTCAGAGGTTCGCGAGCTGGTTCAGCGTCTCGCTGACCGGGCGGTCAGGGCAGGTGTTGGCGTCCCTGGCTGCTCGACCATCACAGAGGAGAAGGCAGTATGAGCACAGCCGGCATTACCGATACCGACACTCGCGGCACCGATGCACCCAGATATCCGGCCCTGGCCGGTGGCAATACGGTGGTGGCGATCGTGCCGGGCACGCTCGAAGAGGTGCAGCGCATGGCCACCATGTTGCTGGCGTCTGGATTGGCGCCGCGCGACTACGACACCATGGCCAAGATAGCATGCGTGATCATGGCCGGTGCCGAGGTGGGTCTGCCGCCAATGCAGGCACTGCAGAGCATCGCACTCATCAACGGGCGGCCGGCGTTGTACGGCGACGGCCTCCTCGCCGTGGTCATCAAGAGCGGCCGGCTGGAGCGGATCACCGAAAAGATTGCCGATCGCGACGGCGAGAACCCGACGGCAACGTGCATCGTGGTGCGTGATGGTCACCGTGTGGCGCGCGCGTTCTCACGCAAGGACGCCCAGGTTGCCGGCCTGTGGGGGAAGCGTACCTACAAGGGCGAGCCGACGCCTTGGATCACGCATCCCATGCGCATGCTGCAGATGCGGGCGCGCGCATTTGCCTTGCGCGATGTCTTTCCGGATGTCCTGCGCGGCATGGCATCGGCCGAGGAGATGGCCGATTTTATTCCCACAAATGGCGGCAGTGGAGGGGATGGCGCGAGGACAAAAATAGTCGTGCCGCCACCTCCTCCTGCTCCGGATGCGGTGGTGTGGGAGGAGGAGGGCGAGCGGCCGGCCACGGTCGAGGACATCAGGTAACGAGGAGAGAGCAGATGAGCCTGATCCCATCGAGTGAGCCTGCGCCGCGCCGCCGCAAACAGCCGGCCATCGATTTCAATCCAATCGATCAGATGCTGCGCGGGACGTATATGGAGCTGAGCATCAAGGATCTGACTGTCCCCTGGGACGACTATCAGCGCGATCGCGAAGCAAGCAATCGCGCACTGGAGATCGCAATAGCCTGGAACTGGATTGCGTGCGGAACGCTGATCGTCATTCTGCGTCCGGATGGGTCACATGTCATCGCCGATGGCGGCACGCGGCTGGCGGCAGCAAAAACCCGCGGCGACATCAGGTTGATGCCCTGCATGGTGTACGAGGTCAATGATGCCAAGCAGGAGGCGGAAGCTTTTCGCCTGATCAATCAGCACCGCGACAAGCTACGTGTCCATGAGTTGCACAAGTCGGAGTTGTTCGAGGGGCGTGACAATGCGCTCGAAGCACAGGACTACCTCGATCGATTGCTTGCCGCTGGCGTACAATTTGACAGCCTGGCCGAGATCCGCCGCAAGCTGGCCAAGCGTCAGCGAACCGCGACCTTGCGGCTGTTTCCGGTGTTCGTCGAGCTCGGCAGCGGCCGCCACTTGAGCGCGCGTGTGTTCAAGGGGCTGGTGATGGTCGAGATCATGCTGACCAAGAAGGAGGAGACACTCAGCAGCAAGAGATACATCGTCCGGCTGAAAAGGCACGGCCTGCTGGCATTGGAAGCAGCCATTTCCGCGTTGCTGCCGACGCGAGGATCCAGCGGCACGGCAAAAATCTATGCTCAGGCCATCATCAATCTGCTCAAGATCAAGGGGCTTGAATAATGCTCAAATATTTCAGAACGACTAAATTGTTGGTGCAGTCCATCGACGTTGGCGAGCGCGCCTTTCCGCCGACTGCCAAACGGGTGACGCAGCTTGCGCGCAGCCTGAAGGATGATGACCAGCACTATCCCATCCTGGTGCGTCAGGTGACGAGCGACAGTTTCAAGGTCATCTGCGGTGCCACCCGCTTGCGGGCCGCGCGTGAGCTGGGTTGGGATTATATCCAGGCGACCATCGTCGGCGGCCTGCCGATTGATTATCAGATTGCCGAATTATCTGATGACAACGAGCATAAAATATTAACGCGCCAGCAGCATGCCGAACTTCGCCGCAAGCTGAAGGAACTGCGGCGCGCGCGGGCGACGGCGGCTGGTGAGGTGTCGAAAGCAAAGGGCGGTCGCGGCCGCAAGGGCGGGGTTGCCGAGGCTGCACGCCAGGCAGGCATTGCCCGCTCGACCGCACAGCGTCATGCCAAATCTGTCCAGGATAATGTACATTCCGGGCAGGTTTCCGACAATGTCGAGCATGCGTTCAAGACCTGTCCCTATTGCAAGGGGCGCGGGATCATACGGGCAAGTCGTGGGCGTCCACGGTCGATGACAGCCAATGCCTGACCTCGACGGCAAATGCTTCATCCGAGCGCTGATCAACGGTCGGCAGGTGCTCCTGCCGGTCGACATTCATGCGCAGGAGTGGCTCGAAAGCCTGCCGGTCAATCGCGAGATCCTGATCACTGGCCGGCGCGTGCGTAATCCGAAATTTCACCGTTGGTTCTTCGCCATGCTGCGCAAGGTCGTGCGCGGCACCGATCGCTGGGGCGATGAGGACGAGCTGCGCGAGGCACTGTTTCTCGACATCGGGCACTACAAGATCGCGCGCGAGATGGATGGCAGAATACGCCGGGTGCCGAAGAGCATAGCTTGGGGCCGCATGGACGAGGATGCCTTTCGTGCCCTGGTCGACCGCTGCAAGGAGGCGATCGCGGTGCACACCGGCATCGATCCGGATGATTTGATGCGTGAGGTCAACGAGGAGCAAGGCAGCATTGAAAAGGAGCCAGCATGACTGACCAGCAGAACAGACCGTCGAAATTATTCTCGCGCAAACCCGCCACGGTGGACGTGCAGGGTTTCTTGAATGGGCTCGTGGACAGCGCGCCCGAGGTGCAGCAGATGCGCGAGGCGCTTGCCAATGCCGATCGGGAGATTACCGCCTTCGAGCAGCGCATCAGAGTGCTGGAGCAGGAGCTCCACCGGATCACCCGCACCCGCGACGAATGGATGGCGGTCGCAAACGAAATGCAGGTCCAGCTTGAGGTCATTGCCTCGACGGCGGCATCTGCTGCGGAGCAGACAACCAATGCCGCGGTGGGTATGGCCAATCAGGCAAAGAATTCGCTGCGTGCCGCCAAGGAGCGGCTGGCAAGATCCGGCATGGCAATGCAGGAGCCCTCGGTCCATAGCAATGTGACTGATGAGGATACGAAGAAGATCGCCAGGATGCTGTCGCGCAAGCCGTCAGAGACCGGGAAGCCAGCCAACTCAACGGACGCTGAATGAGAACAGTCCCGCCCTGGATCGGCCGCAGCGACAACGCGCCTATTCCTGATCGTGTGCGGCTGCGGATCTTTGTTCGTGCCGGTGGGGTGTGCGGGCTGTGTCATATTCCGATCCTGGCCGGCGACTGTGAGATCGATCATATCGTGGCGCTGGCCGATGGGGGTGGGCATTACGAGGGCAACCTGCATCCAGTGCATCGCTGGTGCCACACCGCCAAGACCGGCGAGGAGGCGAATGTCAGGGCGCGTGCGGCACGCAAGCGGATCAAGCACGTGTTTGGCCATAAGAAGAAGCGCTCGATCCTGGCGTGGCGGCGCTTTGACGGGACCATCGTGCGCAAGCCAAGGGAGCGGGACTGATGTCGCCCGTGATATGGACGCAGGAGCAGGACGACCTCCTGCGCAGGCACTACCGTACGGCGCTTTCGACGCATGCGCTCGGCACGCTCGTTGGCAAATCGCGCCAGGCGGTGATCGGGCGCGCCTATCGGCTCGGGCTCTCGGTTTCGCAGGCGATCCTGGCCGAGGCCAGGGAACGCAGTGCGGCCTCGAAGGAGGAGCAGGAAGCCAGATACCTGGCGCGCCGGGCTCGGCGTGCTGAGCGCGAATATGAGGCGAGAGAAGCCAGGAGAGCCGCCAGAAAGCTGGAGGGGGAAACCAGGATGAAACCAGTGCCGCCAGATGTGGATCTTCCACCAAAGCGCTCAGTGCGTCTGATCGCGCTGCGCAATCACCATTGCCGTGCGATCGTTGGCCGGGATCGGGATGGTCACGAACTGGCGCGCTATTGCGGAAGGCACCGGTGTGAGGGATCGAGCTATTGCGAGTATCACCATCTGCGGTATCACATCATCAGCCGGGTGCGATGATGTTTGTGTGGTACCTGGTGATGTGGGGTTTGCTCGCGCCGCCGTTCGAGGCCGGACAGTATCAGAGCTATGAGCGCTGCGAGGCTGCGGCCGTGGTGCAGGTCGTCGCGCTGCGCGAGCACTACGGCCCGCTGCGGTGGCAGTGCCGGTATGCGGCCCGGTTCGATCCCGATCGCTGGCTGCGCGACACTGCGCACTGACTTGACCGGCATCACGAACGAGTAGACAAGGAAACGCCGCCCGAGGTGCAGTCGGACGGCGTCAAAAGTCCACGCATAGTACCCAAAGAGCCGACCCTCATCGGTCTGTCTGGGCTCTTTAAACATACAGGCAGACTGCCGGGGTGACAACCCCATTGAGCAGGGAGCCTGAGCGTATGGGTCATCCGGTCCCACCCCTCTCCGGATCATGGTCTTGGCGGGGACTTATCGCGGCACTGTCGCGAATTCCGACCGTCCCGTTGGCTTCATGCGGCCGCGGGAGCACACAGCGCTACAGTTCGTCTGTAGTTGGGGATCACCGCAAGGTGCCCAGCCTGGAGGCCTTGTGCCTCCGTTTACCCCCCCGACAGCTGGTCCAAGCCCAGCAAGGGGAGCGTCCTGGCCGGTCGATATCCGGCGGTGTGTAATACCAAGACGGGAGTTGCATGCCCCTAGCTTCTGCAACCGAGCCGTGCAGCAGAAGCAGATCCCTCCTCCAAGCAAGCGGGGAGGGGAGGGTAGACGGAACGGGAACCTATGGGCCTATTGACGACCTCCATAAAAAATGGGATAACGCGACATCAACCACGGAGTTATCCAATGAATACCGAACTGAGAGCTCACCAGGTCGAAACCCTCGACAAGCTCCACGCGGCGCTCGCCGAGGGCCACCGCCGGGTCGTCGTCCAGGCACCCACCGGTGCTGGCAAGACACTCATGGCAGTGGCGTTGATCCAGGATGCCCGCGCCCGCGGCGAGCAGGTCATCTTCTGTGTCCCCGCCATATCGCTCGTGGACCAGACCGTGCAGGCGCTGCGGCGCGAGGGCATCGACCAGATCGGCGTGATGCAGGCGCAGCACGAGATGACCGACTGGGACCAGCCGGTGCAGGTCTGCTCGATCCAGACGTTGTCACGCCGCAAGAAACCCAAGGCCGGGCTGGTCATCCTCGACGAGTGTCACGTCTGGTTCCAGCATTACGGCGAGTGGATGCTCGATCCGGAGTGGACCGGCGTGCCTTTCATCGGGCTGTCGGCGACGCCTTGGACCCGCGGGCTTGGCCAGTACTACACCAAGCTGATCGTGGCCTCGACCACGCAGCAGCTGATCGACGAGGGGCTTCTGTCGGATTTCAAGGTGTTCGCGCCTTACCGCCCTGACCTCTCGCAGGTGCGCACTGTGGCCGGCGACTGGCACGAGGGCGACCTCGCCAAGCTGATGAACACCAACACGCTGGTTGCGGACACGGTTCAGACCTGGCTGCGCAAGGGCGAGAGCCGGCCGACGCTCTGTTTTGGCGTCGATCGCGCCCACGCCAAGGCGCTGCAGGAAGACTTCGTGCGCAATGGCGTGGCTTGCGATTACCAGGATTGCAACACCAAGGATGCCGATCGGCTGGCGATCAAGGGCCGGTTTCATGGCGGTCAGACCAAGGTCGTCTGCAACGTCGGCACGCTGACCACCGGGATCGACTGGGATGTGCGGTGTATCGTTCTCGCCCGGCCGACCAAGTCCGAGATGCTGTTCGTCCAGATCATCGGCCGCGGGCTGCGCACGGCCAATGGCAAGGATCATTGCCTGATCCTGGATCACAGCGACACGCATTTCCGGCTCGGGTTCGTGACCGACGTCGCCGGCCGGCACGACAAGCTGGACGATGGCGCCGAGAAGCGCCCCAAGGGCGAGGCCGACATTCCGCTGCCCAAGGTGTGCAAGGGCTGTGGTGCGCTCATTCCCCCGCGCAGCATGGAGTGCCCGCACTGCGGGTTCCGGGCGGCGCCGCTCAATGGCCGGCTGGTGTTTGCCGATGGCGAGCTCGTCGAGCTCGATCGCAAGCTGCAGGAGCAGAAGGCTCGCATCCAGGTGATCGATGCGTTGCGGATGCTCGGCAAGCAGGCGACTTACTGCCAGTTGCTGCACATCGCGCGCAGCCGTGGTTACAAGGACGGCTGGGCGGCGAACAAGTACAGGGCGATCTGGGATGTCTGGCCGGTGGGCGTCAGCCGTGAACCCGAAGCCCCGTGCGGTCTGGTGCAGACCTGGGTCAGGGAGGAGGCGAAGGCCTGGGTACGCTCGCAGCCGCCCAGGAACGCCCAGGGGAACGGTTTCGAGCGCCCGGCAGTGCCCAGGCCTGCCTGGACCCAGGAACGCCAACCAGTGGCTTCCCCAGGGCCGGCAAAGACCAAGCCGGACGACTATCTGCCGGTCCGCGATGATTACTCGGACTACCGGTGATGGCGCTGTCGCCCCAATTCGCCGAGCCCGAGGCGAACGGTTATCGCGACTACCTCCTGGCCGAGCTGCGCGTGCTCTCGGCCAGGTTGCGCGCTGACCTGCTTGAGGTCGATACCATCGGCGTGGCGCTGAAAGGCGGTTTCATCAGTGCCGAGGATGCAGTAATGTGGCTCCGCGAATTGGGTCTGTCCGAGCAGCTGGGCATGTATCGGATTGCGCACCAGCAGCTCAATCTGCCGGCGGGCGAGGATCGATCGGAAGGCGATGGAGGCTGAGCAATGCCATTTACCAGCCAGAAGCAGCGCGGCCTGTTCTATGCGGCGCAGAAGGATCCCGCGGTGCGGGCCAAGACCGGGATCAGCAAGGGCGTGGCCGACAAGATGACCGGCGAGGATCAGCCCGGCAAGCTCCCGCGGTACGTCAGGGGCGGCAAGCCGCTCCCGACCTACGGCGCCACGGTTGGCATGCGCAAGAAATAGCCCTCGCCCGCGCCTCCCAGGGCCGTGAGGGTTATCGCCGCCGCCCAGAACCGCGGCCGGCATCGGGGCGGCAGGTTTCCGTGGTTGTTGACCTGCCGCCCCATCATTTTCATAGGTATCCGGGAACCTCCGCGCTGGCGCTTGACGCTCTCCATAAAATATGACAGATAAGGGTTCTCAACCACGGAGAACCAACATGACCCGCACCAGCATCAACGACTACGACAAGGTGTGTGCCAGCATCAAGCGCTGGCGCACCCGGCTCAAGCGCGCAATCAACCAGCTCGACAAGCTGGAAGCGCGCAAGGTTCGTATCGAGAGGCGGCTCGGGCTGCTGGAGGCTACGGTTGTCGAGAGCAGTGCCGAGCTCATGCAGCAACTGCGCGATAGTGCTGCGTTGTGCGACATCGCGAAGAGGTTCCGTCCGGAGGTGAAGCGATGAGCACGGTCAAGAATATTGGTAAGCCAGATCCTCCGAGCAAGGAAGCGAGAAAGCTGGCGGAGCAGTTTGCTCGCCTCCTGCATGGTCACCTTATCTCAGAGGCGTTAGATGCGTGCCTGCTTGTCGTTGGGTTTTGCATCGCTAACGTGCCTTCTGAGCAGCGCGCTGTGTATTACGATATTGCGTTGCGGCGACTTGCAATAATGCTGAAGGCAGCAGAGCAGGAGTGAGCCATGAGTGGTAACCTTCCCCCCGGCGTGCGACAGTCCGATATCGATCGTGAGCTCGAAGGCGCACCGGAAGAGCTCGACGACATCGCCGTTCTCTACGACCGCCTCGACGAGCTCCTTGGCAAGGAAGCGCCCACGCCCAGCGATCTCGCGGAGATCGAGCGATTGGAAGCAGAACTCGAAGAAGCACGGATGCAGCAGTGACCGATCAGGAGCTCATAGACCATCTACGGCGCGCTGCCGCTATCTGGTTCAAAAATGACGACCTCCTCTTATTGGAGGAGCTTATCCGGCGCTATAACAGGAAGCAGGGAGCCCCCTGATGGCAAATCTTGGATTGATCCTGCTGGTGTTCGCATTCGTGTTCGCCGTCATCGCCGCCTGTGTCATGCCTGGCCAGGGGCGCTGGAACTTTGGCTGGGCGGCCATAGCCTTCTGGATCGCGGCCGAGCTCATCGGTGGCCTCGGCAGGGTGCTGCACTAATGCGCTGGGATAACATCCGGTCGCTAACCTTCGCGCGTGAGAACGAAACCCTGGAGTTTGCCATGGACCTGGCAATCGCAATCATTCCGGACTTTTTTATAATCAGTGATGGCATAACCATCGAAAGGCTTTGGAAAGCCAAAGCAGAGCTGGCCAAGAGCCCGCGCTTTGATTAGTTTGATTTTCGATTTGAAATCAAAATAGCCCCAATGCCAAGTGGCGGTAGAAGAGAAGGTGCAGGACGAAAGCGGGTCAAGCCGGTCTATGTCCGGGTTGATGATCCGCGCAGCATCTCCCTGCGGGCGCGTGATATCACGCATCTGGCGCTGCATGGTCTTATCCACGTTCTCACCGACGAGCGCTCCCCGCACAGCGCGATCGTAACCGCAGCGATCGCAGTGCTCGATCGTGGATACGGTAAGCCGGTCGAGATCAAAGGCTCTTTGAATTTAGGCGCCTTTGACGGATATTCAGTCGATGAGCTCCGAGACATCCTCACCCGCGTTCGAGCACTCCCCAGCCGACCTGGAGGCGCTCCTGCAGCAGGCGATCCTGCGCAAGGAAGTCAGGTCATCGATGCTGTCGTGGTGTCAGCACCAGGGGTTCGTGCCAGCAACCCATCAGAGATTTATCGTCAGCGCCCTCCAAGACGTGGCAAGCGGGGCAACGGATCGTCTGGCTCTGTTCCTGCCGCCGGGTAGTGCCAAGTCAACCTACGCCTCGATCCTGTTTCCGCCGTTCTGGCTTGCTCACCGCCGCGGCCTCGGCAACATCATTGCGGCCTCGCACACCGCCGAGCTCGCCACCAGGTTCGGCCGGCGGGTGCGCAATCTCATCGCCGACCAGGGCGAGCTCCTCGGGCTCGAGCTCTCCGAGGACAGCACCGCGGCGCACCGCTGGGGGCTCGACGCTGGCGGGGAATACTATGCGGCCGGGGTCGACACCGGCATCGCCGGCTTCCGCGCCGATTTGGCGATCATCGACGATCCGGTGCGATCGAGCGCCGAGGCCGACAGCCAGCCGTTGCGCGATCGGCATTGGGACTGGTACAAGTCCGACCTGATGCCGCGGCTCAAGCCGGGCGCCGCCATCGTGCTGATCATGACACGCTGGCACGAGGACGACCTCGCCGGGCGAATTCTGGCCGAGGACGAGCGCACAGGAGGCCGCTGGCGGGTTATCTCGCTGCCGGCCGAGGCGCTGCCAGGGGATGCACTCGGACGCGCTCCAGGGGCTCTCCTATGGGCAGATGACGCATACGGCTACAGCCTTGTGCTTGCGCGCGAGAAGGCAACGCAGACGCCACGTAATTGGTCCGCGCTTTACCAGCAGGCGCCGGCTCCGGACACCGGTAACTTCTTTCACCGGGATTGGCTCCGTCCGTACGAGCGTACGCCACCGCTTGCCACGCTTCACCTGTACGGTGGCTCCGATTACGCCGTTACGTCGGAGGGTGGCGACTATACTGTTCACATCGTGGTGGGGCTCGATCCGCAGGGACGCCTCTACCTCATTGACCTGTGGCGAGGCCAGACAAGCTCGGAACGCTGGATCGAGGTCTTTTGCGACCTGGTGACCAAGTATCGGCCGATCGAGTGGGCCGAGGAACAGGGTCAGATTAAATCGGGTGTAGGACCGTTCCTGGACCGGCGTATGCGCGATCGCAAGGCCTGGACACTCCGCAAACAGTTTCCCACGCGAGGCGACAAGGCGGTGCGTGCCCAGTCGATCCGCGGGCGGATGGCGCTTAACTCCCTTTATGTTCCCGTGCATGCTGCCTGGTACTCCGCGTTCGAGCACGAGCTGCTCTCGTTCCCGGCAGGCAAGCACGACGATCAGGTCGACGCAATGGGATTGATTGGCCAGCTGCTCGACACCGCGAGTTTTGGCCCGACCAAGAAAAAGAAGGACAGCAAGGTCACATCGGGCTATCGTCTGTATGATGAACTGCAGCAGGATCAGCTGCACGGGTTCGACAAGGCTCTCTGAGAGAGGACAATCGAATGACGCAGGACGAGGTGATGACTGCGGTGCAGCAGCGGCTGCAGCAGCTGTTGGGCGAGAAAGATTTCATCATTGCATCGCTGCAGATCCAGTTGTCGCACGCGCAACAGGCGCTGGCGGCGTATCAGCAGGCGGATGCTGTCAAGACAAGTAGCGATGGCGTGGCGATGCCGCCCTGGACCGGCACTGGTGGGCGGCGCGACGCCAACTGAAGGAGCGCGCCATGGCGATGTCGGTCGGCTCCGATTACGGCAGGTCGCCGGTCTGGTCACAGCTTGGGACTGGGCAGCCCGATCGGAAGCTCGACAGCGGCCAGCGCGATCTATCGCAGCAGGAAGACAAGTTCGGGACGGCGTATGTAGATGCGTTCCTGCCGGTCGCCGAGTTGCGTCGGATGTACGAAAACTATCTGATGGTCAAGGTGTGGGAGATCGCCGAGAAGCGGCAGGCACGTCGCTACTTTGCCGGCGATCAGTGGACCGCCGACGAATTAAAGAAGCTCAAGCTCCGTAATCAGCCGAAGGTTACCCGCAATCGCATCAAACGGAAGATCAACGCTGTCGTTGGTCTCGTCGAGAGATTGCGCCAGGATCCGAAATGTTACCCGCGCACGCCGCAGAGTGAGGAGCAGGCGGACCTCGCGACCGCAGTCATCCGCTATGTGCTCGATGCTAATCGTTGGGAAACCTTGAGCAGCAAGATCGCATCGGATGCCGCGCGTGAAGGCATAGGCGCTATCGAGCTGGGCCTCAAGCAAACGGCACAGGGCGACTGCGACATCACGCTGCTGCAGGTCCAGACCGACACGGGGTTTTATGATCCACGCTCCTACCTCCCCGACTTCAGCGACTGCTTGTATCAGGGCACGGCCAAGTGGGCTGATATCGAGATCGCGAAGCAATTCACACCTATGGAGAAGTGGCCGGACCTGGAAAGCGTGTCATCGACTGACACTGGCTCGATCTACTCCGAGGACGGTGAGCGTGCAATTCGGTGGATGGATGCGACCCGTAAGCGCGTGCGGCTGGTCGACATCTGGTATTTCCGTAATGGCCAATGGTGCTGGGCGCTGTTCTCATACAATACGATCCTGATGGAGGGCGTCTCGCCGTTTGTTGATACGGACGGTCAGACCATCAGCAAATTCCTGATGTTTTCTGCGACGGTGGATCCGGATGGCGATCGCTACGGGTTCGTGCGCGACATGAAAGACATTCAGGACGAGATCAATCATCGCTACAGCAAGGCGCTGCATCTCCTCAACACGCGGCGGACATTCGTGCGCCGCGGCACGCTCGACATCAATCAGGTGCGGCAGGAGCTGCTCAAGCCGGACGGCATCATCGAGTGGGATGCGGAAAAGCCCGAATTCGACGACCAGCGGGCGCTTGCCGACATGGAAGGCCAGATCAAATTTCTGGAAGACGCGAAAACCGAGATCGAGAACTTTGGCCCGAACCCGGCGCTGCTCGGCCAGGGCGGTGTCGAGGGCCGCAGCGGGCGCGCGATCGCGCTCTTGCAGCAGGCCGGAATTGCGGAGCTCGGGCCGTACATCATCGAGTACAAGGATTGGAAGCTGCGGGTGTATCGCGCGGTGTTTGCGAGTGTAAAGAAACACTGGACACTGGAACGCTGGATCCGGGTGACTGATCCGGATGACGAGCAGCAGCTGGTGCAGATAAATGGATTGCGGTTTGATCCGACGACCATGATGCCGCAGACTGTGAATTCGATCGCGGCCATCGACGTGGACATCATCATCGACGAGGGTGCGGACACCATCAACATGATGCAGGACACGTTCGACACGCTGGGGACGCTGGCGAGCCGCGGGGCACAAGTGCCGCCGGCGCTGCTGATCGAGCTCTCCCCTATCCCGGCGCGGATCAAGAAGAAGTGGCTGCAGCGGATGGATGCGGCAGCGCAGCCCGACCCAAAGAAGGAGCAGCTGAAGGGCATTGCGGTCGAGGGCGAGGCTGCCAAGGTCGCACAGACCAAGAGCGTGGTGGCGAAGAATATCGCCGATGCGATGAGCAAGGTGGCGACTGCGTTCACGCCGGTGACCATGCCGATGGAGCCGCATGTGCTCGGGCTGGCAAATCAGTTGGAAGGGACAGGCGGCGCGCCTGCACCCGCGCCGCAGATGGGCGCGCCTCCCGGTGGTCCACCACCAATGCCTCCGCCGGGAGGTGGCGCTCCTGGTGGAGCTTCTGGCGCGATGCCGCCTCCACCGCCTCCGCCTGGATCGCTGGGTGGCGGCATTGACATGGTTGCGGGCGCGCCGGCCGGGCCAGCACCACCGCTCGGACCTGGTAACATCGGGTAACAACAAAAGGAGAGCACCATGCCAGCACCGCGTGATCTACAGGAACGCTTCTACGATCAGTCGCATGCGCTGCGGAACGAACTGGCCCCGCCCGGACGGGATCCGGAGGCGCCGGTGATCGAGGGCAGCGAGCGGGGTGAGGCGAGGAGGAGTGTTGGGCGCCCGGTCAGTACGGACAATTTCAGCCAGGAGGAGCTCGCGCACATCGAGCGGCTGCGGATGCGTGGGCAGCACGGTTTGGCGCTGCGGGTGGCCAAACATCTGACCGAGCACAAGAGCCTCAAGAGCGCGGTCGGGATTGCGCTGCGCGGGCACATGTCGGGCGAGAGTGACGATACGTGAGGATCGACAAGAAGCTCTGGCAGCAGATCAAAAGGCAGGCAAAGGCGAGGGCGAAGGAAAATGCCAGACGACTACGCGAGCATGGCGCGCAAGATGCTCGACTTGACGACGCCGCCGCAGGGCAACGGCGCGGTGAAGGTGGACCGGAGCCGGCGGTTCGAGGAAAACGGTCCGGCGCGATATAACCTGTCGACCCAGAGTGGGCTCGGCCCTGGCTGGCCGCTCGGGCTCGGGATGATGCAGGGCGGTGCCGAGCTCCCGGTGGGCAGCGGGCAGGCGTTCGTGCAGGGCCACGTGCTGCCGTGGGCATCGCCGGGGGCTTATGGTGGTGTGGCGCCGATGCTGCGGGATGCCGACAAGCGGCTGGTCGGTGGAATGAGATGGGGGTTTTAGGAGAGGATAACGGACATGCCTGAACCGAATTACCGCGAGTTGGCGAAGACGCTGCTGGAGATGACGGCAGCGCCTGTCATGACGTCCCCCGTCGATATTCTTTCGTCTAGTGTGGGCAAGCGTGGCGATCCGATGAGCAGGCTCAACGCCTATCGTGCTCAGAACCGTCGCGCCGGCGATTACATGTTTGATCCGAGGTCGGTCATGAGCCAGAATTACGGCATGGCCGGCGGCAAAGGGGAGATCCCGTTGCAATTCTTTACTGCTCCGCGGCAGACCGATCAAACAATGCAACAACCACAGCGCTCCATGGGGGACGATCTGATGGCCGCATGGCAATTTCTGAGGTGAGCGATGCCAGAGCAACAGCTCTTGGATGAACAAAAACCAGCAAAAAGTGAAAGCACAAGGAAGGCTATGGAAGTGATCGAGGCCTTGTGCATGCTGGCGGCGATGAATTACCCGCAGGACACGAGCGTCCGTCTGTCTGTCGAAGGCGAAAAACACAGCGGATCAATCCAAGTGCCCTTTTACGAACTGCTCGCTGCCATCAAGGCATGGCGAGCCGCATGAATGAGATGGAGGCTTTGATGAGATACCGCATCATGGGCCGGCCTTACGGCCAGAACGGCGAGACCGAAATTTGCCAGGTCGACAGCAATCCACTGGATATTGTGGCTGCTGCCAGGGAAAAGCGACTGAAGGGCGAGCGTGGCAGCAGGGAGCTGATTTCAAAATACGAGCACGTCTACGCGCTGGATAAAGAGACAGGTGAGGTTCTTTTGTAGATGGCTGATCTCGACTATCGAAAGATGGCGCAGCAGGCGCTCGATCTGGCCACGGGTGGGGCGGGAAATATGATCAATCAATTTGCTCACGCTTATTCTGGTGACTTGCTTTTCCCGGTGCAGCGCACCACGCGCTACAAGGACTTTATGCGCCAGCAGCAGCAACAAGGCGGTGTCGATCCGTACGTGCAGGAGAACGACCAGTTTGCGAGGCAGATGGCTTTGCAGCGGCTGCGGCAGGGACTGCAGCAACAACAATTCAGTCGCTCGACGGAGCGCTGATATGGCGAACGGCGATAGCGATCAGGATTATCTGCAGCAGAATGACCAGCTGGCGCTGCAGCTGGCGAAGCAGAAGCTCGGGCAGCAGATGCTTGAGCGGTTTGGCCAGCCGACGCAGCAGACGAGCGCGACCGCGACGAGCGCACAGCCGGCGAGCATGCCGGGCGCCGGCCAGGACGAGAATGATTTTGCCATCCCGCTCGGCTGGCGCGTTGGTTACGAGGAGCAGCTGACGCCCGCGGTGCGTGACAAGCTGTTTCGTTTCACGCACGCCGAGGAGGAGACCGGCGGTGCGGCGGCGCAGCAAGCCTTCATGGAGGAGATCATCAACGGCGCCAATGCGCTGGGGGTGCCGATCGAGACCATGCTGGCGAGCACGGCGGAGCGTCGCGCGCTGGCCCAGCAGACGGGTAATCAGGCGCTGGGCAAGTATTTCCCGGAGATCACGCAATTCCGCGCTGCGCATATGAGCCTGACGCCGGATCAGACGGATTATTACAACAATATGCTGAACGATGTGATCGGCGGGAGCAATGTGGGCAAATATCCCACCGGCAATGCGAGCATCGATCCCCAGACCGGACGCTATGTCGGGTTTAGCGGTGGTCCGATCACGCTGCAGGTTGGCCCGAAGGGCGAGCGGTTTGGCCAGGAGGGATGGTCACGAGGCTGGGCGCAGTCGCACGGCTATGCGCCGGAAGATAGCAGCTTTCCGATCGTAGCGAGGACGGGCGGACCGCCGATCGGCAGCGGCATGAACACGAACGTTGCGAGCTCGGGCACGGGCGGCAGCGCTCCTGCGCCAAATACTGATCTGGCGAATGGCATGCTGGGGGTCGCAAATCCGTACCTCCAGACGATGCTGATACAGAGCATGCTGGGTGACAAGGACGGTCTGTTTGCGGATCCGAAGCAGCGGGCGCTTGATGCGATCGGGCAGACGCTCAAGCAGATGCAGAGCTCGATCAAGCCGCCAGGGATAAAGAATGCCGGTTGAGCCCGAGCTCGCCTACGGCGCGTTGAGCGCGGCCTCGGATGACCCGTTCGAGCGCGCGGCGTTGCGACGGAGAATAAGCGATCGGCCGCCAGGGGGGCGTGCGTATTCACCCGGCCTGGAGAGCGCACTGCGCACCGGGCTTGAATTTGCTCCCTACGGTGTCGGGCCGGCCATGGCCGGCATCAATGCCGCCACCGGCGGCTCGCCTGCCGAGGCTGGGCTGGTTTCCATGACGTCGAGCCCATTGCCGATCTGGGCGCGCCTGCTGGCCGGCGCCGGCGGCCTGGCGCTTGAGCCGGACGAGGCCGCGGCATTGGGCGGGGGTGCGGCCAAGAAGGGTACCAGCAAGGCCGCGGAGGTGCTCAAGCGCCTGTTTGGCAAGTGGGAGAGATATACGACCGAGTATCCGCCGGTCGATCCTCGCGGCAAGCTCGTGACCAAGTTGCCGGGCGGCAAGGAGGGTCCGGTGATCGAGGGGCTTACTCCGAAGCAGGAGGAGAAGGCGATCGCGGAGGGCAAGGCCTTCCGCAGCAAGAAATTGACGCCGGAGAGCGAAGAATTCGCGCGCGATCGCAGCAAGGTCACGACGGCACTCAAGCAGGAAGGGTTCGAGCCATACTTTCCGCCTGAGCAGCGCGCGGATGTGAACCCGAGGAATTATCCGACGCCCTACAACATGGCGACCATGGCGGACCCGGAGAAAGAGGCGACGATCGCGAAGTACAACGAGCTGTATGGCGGGCCGGCATCACGGCAGCGGCTTCAGGCCGGATATCAGCGCGGGCTTGAGATGCCAAACACTGAAGATTGGTATTTCATGAAGCAGCTGGAAGACAAATACATCAGGGAGCTCGGCGAGACCGAGGGCCGCAAGAAGTTCGCGCAGCGATTTGCCGGCGGCATGGCGGCGACCACGGGCGGGCAGACGCCAATGGCGAACTTGATGATGCAGCATTATGCGACGCACATGGCGGAGACCGGCCAGGAGATCCCTGGGGCGAGTTATCTGTTCCCGCCACCGGTCGGTGGACGCTATGCGGGCTCCAATATGGAGCAGTTTCAGAAGTATCTTGAGGGCGGGATGGAACCGTTCGGACCTGGCAATCCGAAGCGGCATGATTTTATGTACGCATTTCTCGGGCACAAGCTTCCGGTGATCGACGAGCAGATGATGGGCGCGATCAAGCCCGGCGAGAACATCCCGAAGTTCTACTCGCCGGCGAGCCGCGTGGTGAGGCAGGAGGCTGAGACAGCCGGCACGGACCCGCGGGAATTCCAGGGCGTAGGCTGGGCGGGGCTGAAGGCCGGCAAGGAGGGTCCGGGTTACGTGTACGAGGGGCCGATGATCGGGCATCCCAATCTGGCGACCGAGCGCACGCATATTCTGACTGGTGCGCCGCGCGAGGAGGTCGTGCGGCAGGCACTCGTGCGTGCATTGCGGCCGCTGTACGGGATTGGTGGCGCCGGCCTGGCCGGGCCGATGCTGGAGCGTGCCGGAATAGGCGGCGAGCAGGTTCCCCAGACTACCCAATAGAAGATGAAAGGCCGGGCTTGTGCGGTTACGCAGGCCCGGCCTAAGGTGTTTCCGACCTGTCCAGAAGGAACCACAGCGGCCCAATAAAGGAACCACTGCCGATGCCTACCAAAGAACGCCTTCCAATACCAGCCCCCAAAAGTGTCCAGGCCGCAACCCGGTTCGAGCAGCAACCGGCCAAGCCGGTATCGGTGCGCAGCAGCGATGACGTTGCGGTGCTCAACAATATCGAGACCTGGAGCACTCAAGCGGTCTACAGCCTGGACAAGATCGACATCACCATTGGCGAGGCCAAGTTCATTCGTGTCGATGCCGAGCGGCTGAAAAAGCTGGTCGGGCGCAACAAGCACGCGAAAGAGGTGCTCGACCGGGTGATCGAGAAAACCGAGCTCCGGATGGCCGAGATCCTGGAGGAGATGCCGAAGGCCAAGGGTGGCAGGCCTCCGAAAACCCCTACCACAGAAGTAGGGGTTTCCGAGCCAGCGCCGCCTCCTACGCTGGCGGACGTCGGGATCTCCTACAATCAGGCCTCGCGCCTGAAGGCGAAGCTTGAGGACAAACGCCAGGAAGAAGGCGAGATCGCTGAGACTGGCGTGGCGGTGATCAAGCCAAAGAAGCGCGCCATGCCCGGCTCCAAGCCGCCGGCTGGTGATGGTACCTCGCCTTACGATACCAAGATCAACGAGCCGATGGACCCAGGCAAGGCAGCTGCGAAAATGTTTCTCTATTCTCACCGCGGTTTGCTCGGCTGCCTGACCAGCAAGAAAGCATTTGAAGAGTACGTGCAGCATCTACATGCTCAGGTTGATGCGGCGCGGGTGCGGGCTCTCAGAATACGTGAGTTGAAAGCGAAGGAGCAAAGGCAATGATGCCTTCACTTGCGGAGCGGTTCTGGGCAAAAGTTCAAATAAGCAAGCCCGATGAATGCTGGGAATGGGGCGGTGTTAGAGTAGGCA